TGTGAGAAATGACGGCTATGCTGCAGCAACTTCAAGTGTTGGCATCATCGTAGCGCTTGGTTCTGGATCCGGCGGCTCAACTCAAAACTGGGGTAACATGAAAAAGCAAGCGGCTCGTGAAGCTGTAGCCGGCTGGTTTATTGGGCAGGATACCGGTGTTGCAACATCTTACAATCCTGCATCACAACAAAAACTTTTTCGACTTGTCGGAAGTGGGCATGGTGAGTGGTTACACAAGAATGTCAAGGTGTCTATTGAGAGAATCCGCCAATCAAACACTACTACAAGCCCGTTTGGAAGCTTTTCGGTTGTGTTGAGAAACATTCATGATACTGATTCGAAAGTTCAAGTTATCGAGCGATTTGACAACTGCACCTTAGATCCGACGTCACCAAGTTTCGTTGCGAGAAAGATTGGTGATCAATATGCAGAATGGGATGCATCTAATCGTCGTCTTCGCTATTACGGAGAATATTCCAACAAATCTAAGTTTGTTAGAGTAGAAATGAATCCTGACGTCGAAGCCGGCGCTACTGATCCTTCGTTGTTGCCATTTGGCTACTACGGACCGCCGGCTCCCCGTAACGTGATAGATGTTAATGGACATGATGATCAAACTGATGCAATTCTCGATCGTAGTTACATTGCATACAGTGGTACATATGCTGGAGGCTTTGGTACTGGAAAAACGTACGAACTTCTGAACGGTATGGCAGATCCGCACGATGTTACGGCTTCCTTCAATTTCCCTACTGATTTACTGCGTTCCTCAAGCACGGACGGTGGCTTAACTCGCCCAACAGATGCGTATTTTGGATTTAGAACAACAAGAACCGCAACCTCAAACACTCCAGATGCTAGTGTGGCAGATCCACACCGCCTTTTGTTCCCGGATTTCCCTGATGATCCTACAACTTCGCCAGTATCTGCCGGCCCTGGTGTAACACCATACACATACATTTTCTCGCTTGATGATATCAAGAAGAATGGTGATGATGTTCATATCTACGTTTCAGGATCTCGCGCCGCCGATATTTCAGTTACTGCAGGTGGGACATACAAAACCCTTCTTGATGCAAACTTCAACCGATTCACCGCTCCGTTCTGGGGTGGATTCGACGGGTTCGATATTCAAAAGCCAGATCCACTAGCAAACTCATGCATGAACGCATCCTCAACAGAAGATAACAACTATGTGTATCACACATTACGTCGAACACTGGAAACTCTTTCCGATGTTGATTTGTTGGACTTCAACTTACTGGCTGTTCCAGGACTTACCAATGATGCTTTGACTCAATACATGATGGAGTTATGCGAAGATCGCGCCGATGCGATGGCACTTCTTGATTTGGCAAATGTCTATACGCCGCCACATGAAGAATACAAGGCGAAGAATGAAAGAGCTAGCAAAAACGTTGTTGGAACCGCCAATGACTTGAAGGACAGAAGGCTCGACTCTTCGTACGGTGCAACATTCTACCCATGGGTGCAAACAAGAGATGCTGCTAGCGGACAACTTGTTTGGATCCCGCCAAGTGTTGCCATGATGGGTGTTCTCGGTTCTTCCGAAGCTAAATCCGATGTATGGTTTGCTCCTGCAGGATTTAACCGCGGTGGTTTGACTGAGGGTGCTGCCGGTATTCCAGTCACTAATGTTTCCGAGAGACTTTCTTCTCGCGAACGCGATACTCTTTATGATGCGCGAATCAATCCGATTGCTTCTTTCCCATCTAACGGAATCGTGGTTCTCGGACAGAAAACTCTTCAAGAACGCCCCTCAGCGCTCGATAGAATCAACGTCCGACGTCTTGTTATCTACTTGAAGAAGCAAATCTCGATTCTTTCGACTCAGATTCTCTTCGAACAAAATGTCCAAGCTACTTGGGACAGATTTAAGGGACTTATTGAGCCATTCTTGGCAAACGTTAAGACTCGTTTTGGTATCACCGATTATCGTCTGATTCTCGATGAGTCGACGACAACACCCGATTTGATTGATCAGAACATTCTTTACGCAAAGATTATGGTCAAGCCTGCTAGAGCAATTGAGTTCATCGCAATTGACTTTGTAATTGCATCGACTGGTGCATCTTTCGATGACTAAAAATAATTTAAAAACTAGTTAATTTCAAGGGAGAAAACTAAAAATGCCATTCTGGTCACAATCATTTAAAGAAGACGTAAATCTAAAAGATCCTAAAAGAGCTTTTCGATTCACCGTAAGTATTACGGGTATTGCAGCACAAAACGGAGGGCCGCTTCTTTGGTATTCAAAAGCTGTAGATAAGCCAACATTCACTTTGAGTCACACCGATCATAAATATCTCAACCACACCTATTATTACCCAGGTAACGTCGAGTGGAATGAGATTACCATGAAACTCGTTGATCCTGGAGGCGATCCGGATGTCACAGCTACTCTGGCAGCAATTGCGCAAGCTTCTGGATATTCGATTCCTTCAACTCCCGATGATCTTACTAGTGTTTCCAAAGCAAAAGCTACTGCAGCTTTGGGACAAATTACAATTACTCAGATCGACGCAGAAGGCAAGCCCACAGAGCAATGGACACTTTGGAATGCGATGGTTTCAGAAATTGACTTTGGTGGTACTCTGGAGTACGGAAAAGAAGAATTAGTAGAATTGTCCTTAAAAGTTCGATACGATTGGGCTAGAATAGAGACTCCGAATAGTACATCTTCAGCAGTTGTCCTTGGCGGAAACAGTTTCTTCAACTTATAAAACATAGAGGTGTATATTGTCTAGAAATAGAGACAGGACTGGTGGTGCTCCCTCAGTCGCTCCACAAGCAGAACCCCCTGTCAACCAAATAATGAACAACAACGAATCGCAACATCCGTTTTCGTTCGTTGTTCCTACTGAGTTTGTGGCTTTGCCATCCGAAGGGAAGTATTATCCCCCGGGGCATCCGCTACATAACCAACCAAATATAGAAATCAAGCAAATGACAGCAAAAGAAGAAGATATTTTGACTTCTCAGTCGTTGCTAAAACAAGGTGTTGCTCTTGATCGAGTACTGCAGAGTATCATCGTAGATCATAGGATTAATGTTGGCTCCTTGCTTGTCGGTGATAGAAATGCCCTTTTAGTGGCATGTCGTGTTTCTGGCTATGGAAGTGATTATGCCACAAAGGTAACTTGCCCGGCATGCGGCACAGCGCAAGACTACACATTTGATTTAAACTCTCTTGAAGTAGAGCACGGAGGTATATTAGAAAATGTTGTTCGTAATTCCGACGGCACGTTTACAACAGTATTGCCTAAATCTAAGCTATCAGCCACATTTAGACTTTTAACGGCAAATGACGAAAAAGACTTAGAGAGATTTAAAACCAAAAATAACAACAAGAGAGACAGGCTGATCACAGGCACACTTCGAAGTATTCTTGTAGAAATCGAAGACAATGACACGCCCGAAGCTCTTAATTATGTGGTGGAAAACATCCCTTCTATGGACTCGGCACATATTCGTAGGTGTTATCGTGAAGTGGCGCCAGATTTGAATATGAAACAATTTTTTGAATGTGGAGAGTGTAGCCACACTCAGGATTTGGAGGTGCCGCTCACCGCGGACTTTTTTTGGCCTAACACCTGAGTATATGGAAAATGTATATGAGATGTTTTTCTTTTTAAAATATTCTGGAGGATGGTCTTTTTCGGAAGCTTACAATTTACCAGTTGGATTACGCAAATGGTTTACCGAAAGGCTGATAAAACAGCTAGAGATGGAGCGAGAAGCAGCTGAAAAAAGTAGGAGTTCTTCTGGATCTAAAAAGAGAACATCCCATGTTCTTTCATCTGATTTTCAACCAAGCATTCCTCCACATTTGAGATAACCTACAAAAGCCCATAAATTTGGGCTTTTACTATTTATTATGACAAGGTTTATTAAGTGGCAACATTAGATGACATCAAAGCCGTTCTAGAAGGCATCAGATCCGATTTGTCTGGTGCTGGTGCAGCTGCACCTGCCGCAAATATGTCCGAGCGCGACATGAGAGATTACGTCGACGCAGTTAAAGCACACACAGAAGCACTAGAAAAACAAATAGAAGCAACCGAAAAAGCTGCAGCAGCCCAGAAAGACTTAGAAGAAGGCGGCGGTGTTGTAGGTGAAATGTTTTCCAAATTAAGCGGCGACATGGGTAAAGCCGGTAATTCAATAGGAAAATATGCAAAAGGCGCCGGCGCTTTATCAAAAATGTTTGATGGGCTGGTAGACATTGGAAAAGAAGTCGCTAAAATGTCTTTCGATCATATGTTAGCAATGGACAAGGCAACCAATTCTTTTCGTGCTCAAACTGGAGCAGCTCAACAACTAGGCGCCGCCATGAATTCAGTCATAGATAGCACTATAAAATTTGGTGTTACCGCTAGAGATGTTGAAAAGGCAGCTACAGCACTTTATGGAACATTTAGCGATTTCGCATTTATGAGCCGTGACGTCGCGACAGGGCTTTTGAAAGATGTGGCTATTTTGGAGCAAGTTGGACTATCATTTCAATCAAGCGCAGATCTGATACAAATGTCAAATAAATTGTTAGGACACTCCCTTAAGCAAACTTCTGATATGCTATACTTGGTTCGTCGCGCCGCAATGGATATAGGCATGCCAATTGACGAGTTTGCACGCAAAATCGTACCCCTTACTGAAAAATTAGCAGGAATGGGCGACAAAGCGATGGATGCCGCGGCATCAGTCTTGAGGCTTCATCGAGAAACCGGCATGGCAGTCGATTCAATCATGGGACTCGATGATCAGATGTACACATTCGAAGGAGCAACTAGGTTTGCTCAAAGAATGAACCAAGCGCTTGGAGGCAACTTTTTTGATCCTCACACATTGATGGATGCATTTGATGAAGGTCCTCTAGAGGTAGCAAAATTAGTTAAAAGTCAGTTTGAGAAATCCGGTGTTGATACTGCTAATATGGGACGTCGAGCCCTGCGATTCATCGCGAGAAACGCACAAATGCAAGAAGCCGATCTTAGAAAGCTCATGGAAAATCAAATAACCGAAGAACCTATCTCAATGTTCGCTGGTGGTGGCGATGCACAAAGAGCGGCCGCTGCCCGCCAACAAGCAGAACAGGATGCTTTAATAAACATGAAATCAGCGTCTGAGTACGCGAATAATATGAAAAAAGCCTTCCTGACGATGCCAATGGCACCAGTTGTGGCTGAGATGAAGAGTCTTTTGCAGGCGTCAAACGGCGCCGTTCAGTCAACGCTCGATATAGCCAACAATATGAAAGCGGCTTTTGTTGAAACCCACAAAACAAAACTCGCAATGTTAGCGCTTGGAAAAATAGTATATGATCAAAACGAATCCTTAATTGGTGGCTTGGGAGCAGTCATCGCCGGCAGTCTTGCAGTGGCACTCGGAGCAGCCAAGAAGTTCGGTCCCAAGATGACGAAACACCTTTCTCCAAAGGGCTTTGCTAGAGGATCCGGAATTTTAATAGCCCTCTATGGTATGGTTGATGGAATACAAAAAGTCAATGAGGCTGGCGGTGATTTTGAAGATCTGTGGGGCGGCATAAGTTTGGGAATTATGGGTGCTTTTGGAGAAACATTAGAATTTCTTACCGGTGGATTTATAGATAAAACACTAGATGCTCTGGGGATAGATTATAAGGGAAGCTTTTCTCTCTTAAATCTGTTTAGCGAAAAAACATTTAGTGAATCTTGGGCTGAAATCGATTGGAGTTTCATTGGTGAAACTTTTGACTTTATGGAGATGGAATATAAAATGTCTTGGAGTGATATTTTTAATCTTGATGAATGGGAAACTATTTGGATTGATACGAAAGAAGCTTTAGAGGGATACTGGGATAATTTTAATGACTGGTGGGGGCGCTCGTCACCCTCCAAGAGAATGCAAGATGCCGGCTCGGACATTGTTGCCGGATTGGTAGGTCCATTTGATAACATAAATGCAATATTGGAGCCGATAACTCAAAGCATGATCGACATTGTACCAGAGCCAATCCAAGATCTAATATCTGGCGATACCAATTTTGGAGCCATCGCCGCAGCAGCAGCCACGGCAAATCAGAACGCTGTAGCGGGTATTGCCGAAGCACTCTCAGGAAAAGATAATTCTCAAACAATTGAAGTTAGTTTCCAATTAGACGGTAGAGAAGTTGACAGGAAGATACTTAATGTAGTGGGCGGCGTAGTACAGCCGCTAGTCACATAGGAGATAGGATACAATGGCAGAAGACGATACTAGAAGCAGTAACGATACCAACTTTTTTTGGCAATCTAAGTACGGTACCGAAACTCGCCTAGGTACAGAATACCTTACTGATGTTACGGATGCATATGCAAATCAGCTTAAATACAGAATAGGGTTTTATCATGTTCCTTCTGGGAAGACTGTGTATTTTAAAGCATTCATTACAAATTATAAAGAAGACTTTATTAGTGATTGGAAAGCAGAGGCAGTTTTCGGTAGAACAGACGACATATATACATACGGCGCCACAAAGCGTAAAGTAACATTGTCTTTTGATGTGCCGGCATCCTCTGAAAGTGAAGCATACGAGAACATGGGAAGAATACAACGTTTGATCCAGTTCCAATACCCCGCATATGCTGAAAATTCCGCTAATTTAGGCTCCTTTGAGACTGAGAGGATTATCACACAATCCCCTTTGGTTAGAATTAGTGTAATGAACTTGTTACATCGTCCGCCACCTCATAAGAAAACCGATGCGGAAAGAGTAAAAATACAAAAACAATCTAGAAAAAGGATGTTCGATAGTTATGTGAGAGAAGACACCTCCGCACGCACAGGTATGCTAGCAGCAATTAATAGTCTTTCTTTGGATACAGATATTACCAAGCACCCGATGTTCGAAAAAGCCCCGGGTACAGTTTTACCTCAGTTTTTTAGAGTTAGTTTGGACTTTTTTGTAATTCACGAAGACACTATTGGTTTCGATACGTTGGGTAATTCACTACTTCCCAACTATCCGTATGATGTATGGCTGAAAGAGCCAAGTGATGCAGAGGCTGAAGCGACAGCCCAGAACCCAGCAGCAAGGACTAATATGCTTCTCAATAACCAAGCTGCCGAAGATATCGCCAAATCAAGATATAGTGGACTTGGAGCCCGCGGCCGCGCCAAGAGAGATATTAAAAAAGCTGCGCGCCTCGAAAACCGCGCCGCCAAAGGAAACAAACGTGCCGCGGCTAGAATTCAAGAAGGCGGTTTCGATTATGAAATGGCTCATGAAGCGGCAGATGCCTTCAAGGAAAATGATTGGGAATGGTAAAGGATGATTAAATGAGATATAAGAGAACTAAGATATTTTCAAATGATGAAGAATACTATGAATATTTGCGCCGCAATCGAAAAATAAAATCAGTTGATCACTACGCTACTCCAATGCTGAAAAATCCCACTGTTGCTGAGCGCTCTTCATTAGTTACAAATCAACACATATGGAGCTATGGAGATCGTTTTTCAAATTTAGCTTTTAAATATTATGGAGATGTGAGATACTGGTGGGTAATAGCGTGGTATAATTCAACTCCAACAGAAGCTTCTTTAAACAATGGCGATCTCATATCAATACCCGTAAATTTAGACAAAACTTTATCTATATTGGGAATATAAAATGGCGGATAACGAATACTTAAACTGGACGATTCCTGCAGAGCGCTATAACGATTTAACCACAGCAGATATATCTCAATTTGAAGAGAATTTAAAAAAATCTTTTGAGTATTATATAAGAGAAAGTTTTGATGCCGGCGGTTTTTATATGACACCGGAAGGTGATGATCCCAACTTCATGCCACAAAACATAAGCGAACTAGCTGCAGGACTCGACAAAGATCCGAGATATGAAAGGGCTCGCACTTGGCTTTCAAAAAATATTGAAAACAAGTCATATACAGGTGATGAGATAAGAGATGCTTTGGGGACAAAATCCATTGGAGAGCAAGGTAGTATTGCATCAAAACTAGCAGAAGAGTTTTACACAGAAAAAAGAGAAGCAGAAGCAAGAAATCAGGAAGGGCTTGATCAATCATTGGGCGAAAGTGAACAAGAAGATCCTGATGCAATTGAAACAGATCTAGAAGAACTAGACAAAATGGACGAAGAAGAAGCCGCCATGGCGCAGGCACGCGAAAAAGCAAAAGAGGAAGCAAAACAGATTGTATCGCAAGTAGATGATCTGCAGGTAAATTTCTTCAACGAAACCACATTTGTACAGTCGTCTTTGATAAATATTATTGATTTAAAATTAAATGTGGTAGATTTTTACGAACCTAAAGCATATCCCTATGTGGGTGGATCGCCCAATGCGTGTATTATGGTAACCGGTGATCCATTTAATTTTTTGAATAGGCTGGGAATCTACCCTAATCATGACACTTACACCAATATCCCATCTTCAGAGATAGCTAGCTTGCAACCTAAGCTACGCTTTTTTAAGACTATACGCGATCCGGACACCAAAAAAGAAATTAATATCCCTATACATTTTGAAACAGCACTTTCGGGGGAAAGTTTAGAATCGTTGCTGCAAAATCGCAATCGCCGCGCTGTCGGGGCTGGTATCAAAAGTTTTTCTTTAGATTATACTGGTGTGGATATGTTCTCACTACACAAATCATTTGATGCTAAACTTGTAGTTTACGCAGCAAGTATTGGTGAGCTATTTAAGCCAAGAGTGGATTCTAAAACCGGGAATTTGTATAGTTATATTGATTTAGCTTTAAGAACCAACGGCGTTGATGGCTATGGGGAAGATGGCACGAAAGTGGAGTCGAATATTGCCCGAAGCATAAAAGAATATAAAACAGACACTTCAAGACTAGATTTTCAAATTAAAGCACAAATTGGGATGGCGGAACTGACAGCAGTATCGGCAGCTAATTCAGCATATGCTAATTCTTTGTCTCAGAATTCTATAAACCTTGTAATGCTCCCAGTTAAGCATTCCTTTAAATTTCTGGCACAAAACGGGGCTGTTGAAATGACTATTGAATATGCTCCCTATGTAGAAACACGCTTCGCGGGTTCTGATTTTAATGTCTTGTCAGATAGAGAATATTTAAAATTTAAAATTAATAGTGAATGCGAGGCGCTATCAGACGGTCTTGCATGTACAGGTGAAGAGGAAATAATTAAGACTCGAATTAACGAAGAAAAACAACTAACACAAAACGCTGCAGCAGATTTAATTAGAGAATTGGCTGCTGCTAATAAAATTAGATATCTACCCATCGATTCAACCGTTGCTCAAGAGTGGCTGGAAAAAGGTCCAAGTCTAGATTGGGGGAAATTAACAAAATTAGCACCTTATGCCGCATTTGTAGGCAAAGAAGGAAACCAGGAAGCACTAAAAGAAGACATTGCTAAATCTGCAACTGACGAGAGTAAAGAGTACCGCGGCCCGCTTAAAAGTAGCTTCACAACACCTCTGACGACGGCTGCAAGATTTGTTTATTTGTGCGATTTAACGGATATATTATTAGCAAAAATGACAAAAAACAATTCAGTTAATCACGTACAAGCAGTAACAGAGCAATTAAAATCTGAAAAACCAAAGGTTTCAGATTTTTCCAAAAGCCATCCAGATCTTATTGAATCAATTGTGGATAGATTCGCTCAATCGGGAGAAGATTTTTCAAAAACCAGAGTGGTTTTTGGTCCTATTGAGATTATTGATGGCGCTAACCCGCAACAAAATGTGAGAATTATCAGTATTGGAGACTTGCCCATACCTATCCCTCTATTGCTTGAGTACATGATAGAAAAAGCTGCTAGCAAAGCTAGAAATCATTTTGATTTTCAAACTTTTATTAAGGATTTAGTCACTCATACGTTAAATAATTGGCTTAACAATGACATACCTTATGATGGATTATGCAATCAAAATGTAAGAATTGATTCTACTAATATTATGGCACTTGACAGTCAATTTGGAAGAGATGATCTAACAGAAAAACTCGTTACTATGAACACAAGGCTAGAAAGAGCAACACCATCTCGCGTAGTTAAAAAAGCTGGTGCCCCAGCTGTTGGAAATGCGCAAAGCATATTTGCTCACCGTCTACACTTAGATGATTTACCCCAGCCGGCTCTCGAAACAGCTGCCGCCAAGCCATTAGATGTAACAGATCCAAGAGAGGAAACCAGCTACCTCGTGTTCTATAGCACTCCGGCATGCCCTGTTAGAAGTGAATTTGGCGATCCGCTAAGTGATGCAGTACAAGGTGTGCACCATTACACTTTAGCTAAAGATCGTGGTATTGTGAAAGATATTCAATTGGAAGTTGCTAAAGATGCCGGTGAACTTAAAGCTCTTCGCATTGCTGCCGCCGGCAGCGGTCCTTTCGCACAATTACATGAAATCTACAACGTCAATATAAAAACCTACGCAAATCTAAATATATGGCCTGGCACTACAATTTATGTAGATCCTCGCGGCTGGGCGCCAGATATCGACGCAGGTACTTTAGAGCTATATGGAGTCAGATCTTTTGAAGAATTGGGTTTGGGGGGCTATTATAATGTGATTAAAGTAGGGCATGTTTTTGAGCGTGGTGTTTTTGAGACTCGCATTCATGCGATGATTTTTGCGACAGCTGACGGCAAACCACCAGATTCCAACACCAGTTTGCAGACGCCTTCTGAGGCTCCCCTCAAAAAATGCGGCGCTGAAGAGGGAACCTCCGGAGAGGGCCCTGCCACGCCGGTTAGTCCATGTCACGGTGGCTCTGCGGCGCGCCTACAAGCACTAAATGGCGGATATGGAGTTCAAGAATTAGCTAGAACCTTGTTAATAGATGAGGGTGAATATGGCGAACACCCACCACCAAGTAGCAATCCATGGACTACGTAAATAGTAGCAATTAAAGGAGTTTTTTATGTCAGAGTTTTACAGAAAAGATAACTATGAAACCACAATAGAGCTTTACAATAAAAAAAGAATATATGACAATGTAAGCCGAGATAATTCCCCAAATTTAGTTAATTTTCAATTTGCAGAAAAGGCTCTGTATGGCAGAGTTGATCGAAAATATTTACCAATGGTGCTAAAAAACTCCGGCCCACTTCAGCTATCTGGATTCGGCGCTAGCGGCACACCCGCCCAAACTGCCCGAGCATTAAATTTTGTAACAGACGCTTTTGAGGATCTTAGAAATCAATTTATGAAGAAAACTCTCACAAATGAGATATCTCCGAATGAAGATTTCTTATCAGATCCTTTTGCGTTTAAGGGGTATGTTAGTCCAGAGCAACTATACAATGAATATATCGATATATATCTCGAAGCTTTCCAAGATGTTGCACGCAGCAAAAATCTGCTATTCTCAGACTTTAGGGAGTTTCTTGCAGCGATAAAGCCATTTTTAATGAAGACAATTAGAGAAAAACCATTCACATACACAGCTTTTGTAAAAAGTCGTCATTGCCCGATAAATGTATCAGGATTGGTTATTGAAATAGCAGAGCTGGATCATGTCAAAGATGTTGAAAAAATAGAAAGCTTTGTTCAGAGTCCCAATTGGGATTTTTATCTCACTGCATGTGGTAATTTTGGCTTTATGGTTGATCGAAATACTCCATGGCGCTTAGTGGCAGATATAGCATCTCCCGCTATGCTAGCATACGCAGAGCCATATGGTATCTTGTCTACTGAGGGTGTGATATATGGTGGATTTAGAAAAGCGCATGAAACTGCTATCCACACCCTAAGAAACGTCTTATACAGGATGTATATGAAGCTGAAGAAGCCAAGATATTCGCGATTTGCTGAAATTACTTCTGAAGGTACAAAAGTTATTCGTGTGACACCAAAAACATATACCCCTGAAGAGTATTCAGCAGATTTTCCTGATTCTTATTTTCTAGATCTCTACTGCGATATGCGTTTCGTAGAAGAGGAGCTTAAATTCACAGAAGCTGAAAGATACCAACTAAAAGACAATACACTGGAGATAGCGCAGAACAATTTTCACAATGCCGTAGAGACATTTGAGACTATTATAAATAAAACATTTGACTATAACGGCTCATTAAGCTATATTAAGGATAAGCTGAGTGAACTGAAGAAATAATGTATTTCCAATCGATTGATGATAAACGCGAGTGCGTCGGTGTATACTACGATGGTGTTCTCCATTTTGACAAGAAAAAATTTCCAGATAATTTTGATGGAATGCGAACTTGGAAATATTCCGGCTCACTATTAGAGCCAAGTATAGAGTATGGATGGTTGCGCGCTGGTGGGAAAAACTTAAAAGAGTCGTGTCCGGAGCACCTTGAAAATGAATTGAATAGAATGTTAACAAAAATGAACGCATTTCGAAAGGCTTTTGAAATAGCGAAGATCGATTTTCGTGAGCACTGTTTTTTTGATTTAGTTCCTCACGATTTCCTGACAGAATTTCTAGAAATGAAAAATAAAATCACACAACATGTATTTGAGACAGTTGAAAAGCCGCCAATATATGAACACTTATGTGAACTTGAAAAATTATTATACAAGATTAGATATCAAAGAATGAATCTAAGCACTACCGGCGCTCGCCAATTGTTTACTAAATCAATTCATCGCTCGCGAGCAAATAAAATTATGTCTGGTTCTCCATATATTGATTACAATATTTTCGGCACAAAAACAGGCAGACTTACAACATACACACAGTCTATTCCGGTTTTAACTATGCACAAGGAATTAAGATCATTAATTAAGCCTGTTAATGATTGGCTAGTTTCTTTAGACTATAATGCTGCTGAAGCCCGCACAGTTATATCTCTGCTAGAGCGAACACAGCCGGAAGAGGATGTCCATGAGTGGCATATGGAAACAATATTTAAGCGCCAAGGAATAACATCCAGAGAAGAGGCAAAAACACTGTTTTTTGCATGGCTATATAATCCCGGAACTTCAGATTTGGAGGGCGCCCCTTACGACAGAGAGAGTCTTCTCGATAGCTTTTATCACGACGGCAAGATTCAGACTCCTTTTGGTAGATCGATCGAAGTTAATGAATTCAAAGCTTTAAATTATCTAATACAGAGCACCACTGCTGATTTGGTAAACGATCGCGCCATAGCTTTGGATAAGTTCCTAGAAGGTAAAAAGAGCTTTGTCTCGCACATTGTTCATGACGAGGTGGTTCTTGATATTCACGATGACGAGAGAAATCTTCTGCCTGACATTAAAGAAATATTTTCCCAAAACAAACTGGACACCTTCAGGGTGAATCTAAGCGCTGGGAAAGATTATTATAATTTGGAGAAATTACGGATATGATATCAATCATAGGTATTGGAAATGCAGCTTCTGCAATTGCTGAGAATTTTAAAACTCAAAAAAATAACTACAAAGTTTATCAACTTGGCAGTAAGTATAAAAAGTCTAAATATTGCTTCAACTTAAAGGAGTATTCGTCACCAGAAGAGTATGAAGAAAACACCCCTAAGCTAAAGTCCTTTTTCAAAGACATCACAGAGAATGTGCAAGTGTTTATAGTGGGCTCGTCAATGAGTTCGAATTACAGCTTGGGAATTTTAGAGCAGATAAAGGATAAAAAATTAGAAATTTTCTATATTAAGCCAGATACAGATTTGCTCACCGGTGTTCCTAAGCTACTAGAAAACATAACACACGGAGTGCTGCAAGAATACGCTCGTTCGGGATTATTTGATTCTCTCACTATACTTTCCAATTACGAAATTGAAAAAAACATGCCCAATATATCGATTAAAAATTATTTTGAAACTTTGAATCAGACTATATTTTCAGCGGTACACTATTTAAATTTTTTCGCTCATACTGAGCCCGAAATTGGACACGTCTCCAAGCCAGCGCCGACGAACAGAATCCGCAGTGTTGGAATGTTGAATTTAAAAAACATGTCAGAAAGTTGGATGTTTCAGCTTGACACTCCTCGTGAAACATGCTATTATATCTGTATAAATCAAGAAAGGCTAGAAAAAGAATCAGGACTACACAAGCATTTAGTGGACATGCTTAAAGAAAAACCAAGAAACGCGTATCACAAATTGTCTTACGGCATTTGGGAGACGCATTTAGCAGACTTTGGGTTCTGCGTTGCCCATACTAACGCAATACAAAAAAATACCCTTGACAAGCTAGAGCAAGGGTGATACATTAGGTGTCGAGGAAAGCTCGGCATACTTTACAACAACAAATAGGAGAAAAAACTAATGTCAATCAATATGGAACTAATGAGAAAGAAGCTCGCATCTCTTCGCGGAGAAGGCGGCGGAAATGAAAACTCAGTGTGGTTTAAGCCACAAGAGGGAGAGCAGGTAATTCGAATCGTGCCTACAGCCGATGGCGATCCCTTGAAGGAAATGTATTTCCACTATAATGTAGGCGATCACAAGGGCGGAATTGTTTGTCCAAAGCGTAATTTTGGTGAGCGTTGCCCTGTGTGTGATTTTGCGTCCGCAGTCTGGAAGGACGGGACGGAGAATAATGACGAGGAAGCAAAGAAGCTTGCCAAGTCTTTGTTTGTGCGCGCACGCTACTTCTCGCCGGTTATTGTTCGCGGTGCAGAAGAAGAGGGAATTAAATTTTACGGTTATGGCAAGCGCGCATACGAACTGCTTTTGGGATACATTCTA